GCCTGGTGGGGGGGGAGGGGGGGCAAATATAAACGGAACGTTTATATGCCACATACGAAGAGTGGAGTGCGGACGGGAACGAATGAGGTATGTGGCATATAAACTAATAAAAGTTTATATTCTATGGTTCGTGAGAAAGATGTGTTAAATTTTCAATTTAACAATTCAGGGATATTCAGAAAACAAATAAAACAATTATCAGTATACTATTCAGTAGTATACTGATATATTTATTTTATCTATAAGAATAATAACTAATAGTATATCTGTAAAGTAATTAGTAAATATTGTATCAGTATAAAGTATATCAATATAAATTATTCTATTGAATAACTGTATAAGTTTATCTATAAGAATTAAGAGTATAAGATTATCTATTGTATATCAATTAGTATATAGAATATCAACTAATAGTTTATCTGTATAGTAATTAGTATATAATTAACTTCAATAGCATTCTGTTGTATAAACAGTATTTTCAGTAAGTTCCCACTAGCCCTACGGGCGTGGGAACGGTATTCATAGGACGCAACTGTACTCAACTGAACTCTGTTGTATTTAAACCCCTTCGGGGATAAGAGGGGAGAACTACGTTCTCACCCTCTTAACTCCCCTCTCCTTTTTAATGACGCAACTGTAGTAAATATAAAAATTAAGTTAGTTTATATATTATTATCTTGATAGCTATTATGATATATTAGAAAGCTATCAATATTCTAATAAGATATATTTAGTAAAGGAGTATAAGAATGATTAAATCACCTTTAGAAAGAATTAATGAATTAACTGAAGAGAAGTTACAATCAATACCATTCAAATATATGATTACTTTTGAAGGAACTGATTGTAGTTTTAAGGAAACTAATAGTAAACGATTAGTAGATTATATTCAGAATGAATTAGGATATAAAGCTAAGCTATTTAGTTTTCCTAATTATGACAGTAAGTCAAGCTATCTATTAACTAATTACTTTAAGAATACAAGTAAAGTTAAACCATTATCAGCAATAGATATTAGTAATCTATATGCATTTGACTTTTATGATACTTGGTATAATCAAATTAAGAAGTATTATGATAATGGATATATTATCATAATGGATAGATGGGTATATTCTAATATCTACTATCAAGGTATACGAGAATTACAAACACTAAGAAATGATTTATCAGTAGAGAATCTTAAGTATTATTTAGAATCAGATAAGTTAAAAGATTTCATGAATAAGTATGATAATATTATTTATGATGAAATGGAATTACCAGATACTGATTTAATGCTAAAGATGATTCATGATAAACGAACTACGAAAGAATTGATTCTTAGTAGAAATTCCGATAATGATATTAATGAAGAAAGCTTTAAGTATTTAGAATTAGTGAATGAACTATTTAAACACTTATTCATTAATAAGAGTTATTGCGTAAAGGAAATTCGATTAGATAAGACTAATAAGGAATTCCGCACAGAAGATGAAATCTTTAATGAAGTTAGATTAGAATTTGAGACTAACTTTAGATATCATTTAGATAAATGGAGATTGAGTAATGAGAATAATTGATAGAATTAGAACTTACTTTACTCGAGAGGAAATTGAAGATAAGAAAGTAGAAGTAATTAAAAATGGATTAGATGTAATTCTTTTATATTGTAATTACTTTGATACTTACTTAGATAAGATTAATATTGTATTTTATCTTGACTTTGATGAAGATAAAGTAAATATCTTAGACTTGATGAAGTATGGAAGATATGATAATAGTACACATATCTTTGTAACTTCATATAGAGATTTATTAAATATGCGTTTAGAGAATAGAAGCTCATTGATTGTAGATGAGTTCTTTGCACGTATAAGTGATGCATTAAACTTAGATACCATAACGAATCCTCGAGCAGAAGATCGTGAAGTATCGAATGCATTATTTAACATCATTAAAGTTTATGCTGGATATAATGATAGAAAGATTAAACTTAAATGTGGAGTAATTGATTCTCCGAATGACTTTGATCATTATGCATGTGAGATAAATAGACTTGTTGGTAAAGAAGTTGATTTTAGACCATATACTTTGATTAAGATGAATTTGATAGAGATTCCGTTTTACTTCTTAGCATACATTGCTCCGTATGCTGAAAACTTATTAGTTAATATTTGTGAAGAACGACCACATGATTTCGTAAGCAATGATAATTTCATAGCTTCCTTTGAGGGACGTTCCGCAAGTGTTAATGAAACCATTGCGATATATAATGTAATTAATTATGCGGATACATGCCCCGAATCGATACGTACCAGTATACTTCCACAGGGGTGTGCGTTAAACGTCGAATTTACGATTACACTAGATCGTATCTTTACCTGTTTAGATAAGTCTGAGAACGATGTTTTTAAATCATTCTTTAAAAATGAAATATTATTACATCTTTTTACAGAAGAAGATATAGATAATCTTTCATATACTAGAAAGAAGACTGATGAAGAAGTTCAAGATGACTTTGATAAAGAAATAGATGAATTAATTTTAATTGATGATGAGGGAGGTGATGAAGATGAAGACCGATAAAGATTGCAGATTCATTGCGACTATTATTAATAGTCTTAAAGATGAATCTTGTACAAGATTTAGATTGAAAGCAGAACCATTGTCTTTTGATACTGGAAGACACTTAGATATTCAGATGATTTCTTTATATATTTCGTCTGATGAAATCAGTGTAGTATTTAGCAATGGTTATATTAGAATTGATTTGAATACATTAGACAGTGATGTAGCTGGTAATACATTCGCTGATACTGTGGAGGTTTCTAAATTATTAAATATCATTGAGACAAAAATATTGTTAGCTAATATTAAAGAGGAGAATAGAGAATGATACAAGTTCCTGGATTGAATATTGATTATAGCAAAGACATGTTTTATTATTCATTTGCATTTTATTCTAAGAATGAAGAGCATTTGAATAAAGTAGTTGAGGAATTTGCTGAGTATTATGATAATGATGTTTTAGCATATACTCATGAGACTCATAGAAAAGATGATACATATTACACATACGTAATCTTGAAATTCGATAGATACATTGAAACATTCTTCGATGTAGAAAATAGAATGCAAGAAGCTGGTATCATCGATGTACAATTTGATTATCGTATCATGACATTAGATGATTTCATTATCTTTGAAAGCAATCTATATTCTAAATACTTATATGAGAAGCATTATATCGCTGCAGTGTTTAAAGATAATAACTTACTTGATACAGATATAGTTAAATATTTTGGAGTTAAGCAATATCTTATCGATTATAATATACCGCAAGCTATTATTAATAAATTTGATAATGCTGATACATTCCCTGATAAGAATAAAGTTCTTGATGAATATTATAATGCTAATAATATAGATGAACGTCTATACTTTGCAGCATCTGATAATCATTATATTGAAGTACTTTTAAGGGAGCAATAAAATATGGCAAACTATGCATATAATAGTATAACTTTCATAGTACCAGCTGAAGAGAAAGATATAATTGATTTAGAGTTCTTATCAACTAATATCAATTATCTCTTCAGTAAAAGTACTCAAGTTAATGATATAACTCAAGCTATATCTGAAACTTATGAAAAACCAATATATAACTTTGATAGACGTGATAACTTTTGTTGGATAGATGATGATGGTATTTCTTATAATGAAGATTATAATGAATATACTTTCGATATATCCATAGAAAGTGCATGGTCTCCAGTTATTGATAGAATCACTGAATGGATTCAATCCATATATCCAAACATTAGTGTCCTTGGATTATGTGAAGAACCAGGATTTGAAATCTATATCAATACTGATACTGAGGGTAAGTATTATCAAACTAGATATCGACTATGGCTAAATGTTGAAGATGGAGACATTAAGGACTATTATTGTGATAGTATAGAAGAGTTAGTTGATTATCTTAGCTTATTTATTGACTTTAATGAAGAACCAAAAGACCTATCTGAAGTTCAAGCTAAAGTTAATGAATATAATGAATCTGATAAAAAGATTAGTGGTATAGAATCTGCAGAAATCTATACGTTTGATACAGAAGATGGTTGTACATTTGCTGAGATGGATCAGTTCATTCCGCAACCTAAAAATTAACATTATGATAACCCTACTGAAAGGAGGTTATCATGAGAAATCCTTACTCTTTAAGTATGGTACAGCCAAGCTCTAATGGACCAGAGGTTATTAAACTTACTAATATTCCTCCATATGATTTAAATGACTGGAACTTGGCTGACCAAAAAGATTTCAAGAAATTCTTATCAGAGTTAGAGAAATCAGTACGTGGATCATTTGAATATCAACAGTATATTCAATATCTACGTAATTCATTCAATATGAACAGTTGTGCGTTTTACAGAAACGTATCAAACGTTCCAAATCCTAAGATTAAGATTCATGTACATCATGATCCAATTACTCTATATGATATTTGTACAATTGTATTCCGTAAGAGACAAACTCTAGGAGAACCAATTGATGAAGAATCTATAGCTAAAGAAGTAATGTGGAATCATTATAATGGATTCGTTGGTTTAATACCATTATCCGAAACAGCTCATGAATTAGTTCATGCAAATTACTTATTCGTACCATGTACTCATGTATTTGGTGATTATAAAGAATTTGTAAATATGTATAAACAGTTCTTTACACTAGATCAATTAGATCTCCTCAAAGATATTGAAGATGCATCTGCATTGTATACTAGTGATAGAGCTAAGCATTTATTTGAACAACGGTTTACGTATGTTGACGACAGTGGAGCTTATGATTTACCAGATAAGCAAAAGATTATTCAAATGCTCAATGAACGTAAACAAGAGTTATATAATTCTTTATAGTTTTTATTTAAGTATAATAATTCCAACATATAGATAATTAAAAGATCACGAAGATTTGTATACAGCAGTAGATGATTAGTCTACTCCAGAGTACAAATCTGATCTATTGGAATTATTATCTAATGAGGTAAGAAAATGAAATTTGACGTTTTAAAAGAATTATCAGAAAATTACAAATTAGAAAATACTGATTCCAATGCATTGCAAGAAATGAGTCATGATCTACATGATATTCTAGAACAAGTAGAAGAACTTCAAGCGGCTCCTGAATTCCCAGTTGCGGCAGTTCCAGTTTTTGAAGCTGCGAAGGAAGATGGTTCTAAAGTTCTAGTGGTAGATGCCTACGACCTAGCTCGATATATGGAATCGGCTTTGGAAACGGATCCTTTGACTGCTATTGGAAATATCAAGTCTGATAACTTGATTCCAGATGATGCTAAGTTTGCTGTCTTAATCGACAAGAAACGCTTAACTAGCATGAAAGAAGCAGCCGAAACAAATCCTAAATCTGGGCTTGTAAACGTTGGTCATGCAACAAACATGCTCAAAAATATTATCAATAAAGGCATTGAATTGGTATCTAAATAAAAGATAAAATTACCCATAGGAGTTAAGCTCCTATGGGTATTTACTTTTTATTTTGCTCATTACAAGATATTAATATAAAGGAGGTGAAACAATATGAAAACACTAGATATATTTACAGATGCATCTGTCTTAGGTAAAGTAGATGTAGTTAAAGGCAATAGAGTATGTGGTGGTGCAGTATCAGTAATTAATGATATGAGAGATACAGAATATCATTGTGTTATTGATCATGCTACCAATAACTATGGTGAACTAACTGGATTGTATTTAGCGGTACAGTTAGCAGCAGAATATAAAGATGTAGTTGATGAATTCAATATCTATTCTGATAGTAATATATCTGTGAGTGGATTAAAATCATGGATATATAAATGGGTTAATAGAATGGATATAAATGGTATCATGTATACATCATCTGGAGTAGAAGTAGCTAATCAGAATATCATTAAGAATATAGTTGATTTTATAATAACTACTTTTGATCCAAATAGACATAGAATCAACTTTATCCATTGTAAATCCCATGTAAAGATTAATTCCCCATCTGGTATACAAAGTGCATATAATTGTTTATCAAGAAACTATAGACTAGTTCCAGATGATCTAATGGATAGAATTCCATATGTCCAGAAATGGAATAATTATATAGATGAATCTACTAGAGCATCTTTAATTAGAATGCAGTATAGAGTAGATTATAAACTAGATGAAGGTAAATGTATACCAGCATTATTCAATTCATCACAGATTTATCCAACCTATCTTAAGATAGTTAGAAGTATTTTATAGGAGAGAATATAATGTCAAAGCGTAGAATCATTTTATTTGTAAAAACAAGAAACTCTAATGAAAATCATCGTTTAGATGGATATATTAATGTGGAGAACCCTACAGTAGAAGCTAAAGGATTCTTTACATATTTTGATGATACTGAGAAAGTTCATATCACGCCAGTTGAAAACGTAGAATACTTTGCAGTAACTTATTCATTGGTAGAATATGCTAAAATGGAAAGATTGACTGATAAGAAAAACTCAGTAGGTCTAATCAATAGTAGCTATACTATTGATACTAATAGAGATAAAGTTATGGATATCATGGATTGTTTTACTCTAGCTAAAGGTAATAAATATATCGCATTTGATACATTTGGTGAAGAATGTGTTAATCGTATCTTTATTCCTATCCAAACAGTTAAGGATATTATCATTAATGATAATAGTGAAGATCCTACACGATATAAAGCAAGTCTATTATTTGATCCAACATTGCTTAAAGCAGCAGCTGGTAAAGATAATGATTATCGTGTATTAGATATCTTTAAGAATCTTAAACCTGCAGGAATTACTGAACCAGAAGTAATTCAACTATACAAAGCAGGATTCTATGATTTAGATATTCTTCCTGAAGCAATTGCTAAGGGATTAGATGTATATATCAATCATTCTGAAGAAATCCCTGAAGAAGAGGATACTCCTGAAGCTGGCAAAGTTCAAAATACTGAACCAGATGAAGAATATAAAACTCCAGAAGGAGATAATACATTAAAAACTCATCCTGGATTTAAAGTTCCACCTACATTAGCTGAAGGTACAAAAATGAATAATGAAGCATTTACTGGAGCAGTTGTTACTGATCCTAGAATTAATGAAGATGATGAAATGACTGATGAAGAATTAGCTAAAGCTATTGAAGAACAGCTTGAAGTTCCAGATCGGTCAGCTAAGAAAGAATCAGAAGAAGATATTATTGCTAAGTCTTTATCTGAAAGTCATAAAGATTTATATGATGAAGTTACTAGTGAATTTAAAACAGAATTAACTAGACTTAAAGCTTTCTCTAAATATCGTTTCCAACAAGAATTGGCTAATGATCATTTAATCAAAGCTAATAATCCTAATTATGAATCCTATCTATTGAATATTGAAGAAGTATATTACGATATTCTAAGAGAAACAGATCCAGATATTGATATATCTTTTGAAGACCCATCTTTTAAAGATAGCTTATATGATTACGTTCATGCATTGTAATTAATATTACCTCCCTAGGATCATAGTTATCCTAGGGAGGAATATACTCTCATTAATTTTTTATATAGCCATATATTATTACAGTGATCTACATATTTCGATTTTTAAAAGGAGGTAGCCATATGGATATCATTAATTTTGTAGATGAGTTCGGCGTTCCTCGATGCGTCGAAGTAGAATCGATAACAAAAGAGGAGTACGACAGATTTGGAGGAACCGAAATCACATTGTCACTAACTAACGAAGAAACTGATTCACAACAAGGAGAAAATATCATGTTTGAATTTAAACTTAACCCAGGAGTTATCTATGACGTTAACTCAAATGAAAAACCATTCATTCTAACTAGTACTGGTTTAGCATTACCAATTAGTGCTGAAACGGAAGTAGAATTTCATAAATGGCATTATGAACGAGTAGCAGCATACATCGAGGAAAAAGCAGCTATTCTTCAAGAACGAGCTCTTAAGATCTTTAAAGAAGATATTGAACCAGCTCATGAGCAAATGATGGCTGAAAAGCATCACCATCAATGTAATTGTGGTTGTAACCATGACCATAATAAATCTAATGGTTATTTTGGTAATCTTATTGCTAAGCATACTGGAACTGGTAAACCTGAAGAGAAACCATATGACCCAGTAGCTGATAATAAGATTCGTAAACCAAAACCAAAACCTTATAGTGGAATCTTTGGTAGATATATAAATGGAGATGCACCCAATCCTATAAAGGAATTAGTATCTCCTGAACATCATCAAGACTTCACTAGTAGTTTAAGATACTATATCGATCCAAATGGTGTAGTATACGTTCATCATACTAAGACTGGTACAACTGATGTAGCAGATGAAGGTGAAATCGATGTATTATATCGTCACTGTCCTCAGTTTAAAGTAGAGTATGATAATATGCTTAGAAGTAGAGTAGGTAAACCAGTATATACAGGTAATCCTATTCAAGATGCGATGAATGGTATGGGAGGATTCGCTAGATGATAAAGACAGACAATTCTGGACAAGTAGTCGGATTTAGCTTATCCGATCTTAATAATCCAGAAGCGATGGATATCATCCGTGGTAAAATTAAAGCATCTGAGAGTAGAATTCGTAATGAGTTTATGGCTCAGACTTTATCTTTACGGAATGAGTATATTAATCGCTTAAACAATATCGTGTGTGGTGTACACATTAGACCAGTTCCATGGAATGAAGCTACTGACGAGAACGAAATCCATGAGTTCTTAAAACAACACCCTGAGTATCAACTAGATTACAACTTAGAGTTGTATGAAGAAAAGATGCTTAGTATGGGGCTAGATCCTACTGAAGGAATGTTTAGACAATTTCCTCCTGGGACTGCAGTTCTATCTTCTGGTACAGGAAGACATCTTGCTTATATGGAACAGCTTAAAGAGCAAGAAGGTCTTAATATTCCTGATTTAGAAAACTTCATGGTTGGTGTAACTAAAGAAGCTGATCCAATAGTAGATACAACAACTGATGAAGAGTTAAATCAAATGGTACAAAATACATATTTAGCTGACCAATATCAAATGCAAGCAGCTATTGGATTACCTCCAATGCTACCTAATGGTCAGTATAATTTAGATGCATTAAATGTACCTTTCGGTTGTACGATTCCTTTGATGGAAGTTCCTAAAAGAATCTATGACCTAACTAACTTGCAATATCCAAGAGATATCTCTGCGGAAATGCAAGATCAATCTATTCCATATGAAGATAGATTGGCTACTTATAATGCGATGGTTAAATATACTAATGAGTATAATGAATACATTAAAGGTGCTTGGTATGAAGAAAACAAACAAGCATTGTATAATCAAATTCGTGCTCTTATTGACCAACGCAATACAATTCTCTGCTCTCAATGGACTTATATGCAACCTCAAGTAAGAGCTAGTTGGGAAAGAGAAATCAACAATATCAACAATCGTGTTCAAGAATTACAAATGAATATCCCTAATCATCCTATGGATGCATTCTATAGATACGAACAACAAATTCTTGAATACAACTATCAAGTTCAAAAGTATAATACTAATAAGCTTAAGTATGAGCATTATAAGTATGAGCAATCTGTAAGAAATAATCCTAACATGGTTACTTTCACTACAGTAGAAGAACTTATAGCAAATGGTTGTCAATTTGATATTGAAAAGAAAGAATGGTTAGATAAAACTGGTCGTCCATTAAACCCAGAGCATGCTCGTATTTATGATGAGATGAATAGAATTAAGTCTCAAATGGAGATTAATGCTGAGGCTCAACATCGTCGTGATGAATATACTGAACAAATGTTTATGGTTAATAGTATGATTAGAGATTGTTTTAGCCATTTAGGTTATACAGCTGAAGAGGCTAATGAAGTTGTTGATAGAGATCCATTTGGTATGATGCATGACTTAAACTATAATCCATATTATCAAACAGATGGTACATGGAATAGTTTCGTTCAACGTACAAATCCTCAAATGGGTGGCAATAACTATGATCCTGTGAGTGATAAAGATGTTAATGATTTGACTCCTGAAGAGTTCGAAGCATATGCTAAACGTGCCGAAACGTTAGCTAAAAATGCTAGAGCAGCAGCTGTAACTCCATTAACTACTGAACAAATTCTTAACGCTCAAGCACGTAGAGGTGCTGTAGGACCAAATGGTCGTATTCGTGTATATAATATGAGATCTCCATTAACTGCTAAGTTACAAGAGATCAATGATAGTCGTAAACCTGGTGAGCATAAGAACTTGATGAATCTATTTGATACATATTCTGAAGCAATGCCAGCTTACCAATATTCTATTAGTCATAGTCGTCCTAAAGATTTGAGTGGATTCTATGATCATAATCAATTCGATGAGGCTATCGAAAATTATGCTCATAAGACTCGAATCAGTAGAACTAGTGACTTATTGAATGAATTAGATGATAACCAAGCATTTGCTGAAGCAATGAATAATGGCATTCTTGGATTATCATTACCTGATGAAATGGGATATAACTACAACAAACGTAGAGTAAACTTCGATAACTCTATCTTAGAGCAAATGGAAGCTACTAATAAACCATTCCCAGAAGGTGCTAGAATTAAAGATCCGGAATTTGAAACTTACAATGATAAACCGTTGAAGGAAATTCAGAAGGAAAGATATGGTATAGCTATGGATCGAGCAGCTAGACTTAAACAATACTTTGCTCCTGAACTTGGAGGTACATGGGATGCAACTGCAGTCAACGATAATGGATGATTTGACTGGCAACTTAGAAAACTCCAAGATCAATAGTAGGTTGTATCATGATGCGGATATATACCAAAGTATGAATACATTCACTACTTTGGAGGAGTTATTCGAATCTATTGAAGGTCCTTGCGTGTATGACTTCTTTACTGATGATGAATTAGCATTGATTAAGAAGATTATATTTGATCGCAAGGATAAAGCCTTCAAGAAAAAGTTCCAGAAGTTAGATGCTATTGTAAAACCAAAAGGGTTTAAACGATCTGGTTGTGGTACAAACCGTGTTGTTTATGAACCACTTGATGATAATGCTACATTCTGTATTAAGATAGCATTAGATAGAGCTGGTTCTAAAAACAATCCAGACGAGATCGTTAATCAAAAGTATCTAAAACCATTTGTGGCTAAGTGTTTTGATATTAGCCAAGATGGTAATGTTGGTATATTCGAAAGAGTTGTACCAATTGAAAACCTCTATCAAATGTGGTCAGTACGTGAAGATATCTATAAGATAATGGAAACCATTGTAGGTAGATTTATTATAGATGACTTTGGTACTAAAGCATTTAAAAACTGGGGTTTACGTAAAGGATTTGGTCCAGTATTACTTGACTATGCAGATATGTATATATTGGATCCAAAGATTTTATATTGTACTCATACATTGAATCTAGATACCACTGAGCAATGTCGAGGTGAATTAGATTATGATGCAGGGTTTAACAATATTATATGTTTAAAGTGTGGCGGTATCCATATGGCATCTGAGTTTAAAGATGGTCGTAAGAAGATCGCATTGTTCTCAAGAAAGAGGGAAATTGATATGACTATGAAAATTCAAATCTTCAAAAATGGCGAACTATATTGGGATAATGATCATGGCGTATATGAGAAAGACATCAATGTCAATGAGCCAAAAGAAAACAAATTAGATATCACTTCTAAATTAGACTTAGAAGAGATTGATAAGATGAAAGATGATTTAGCTAAACTACAAGCTAAATCTGTAGCCAGTGAAGAAAAACTTCGTAAGCATTATGAAGATATGCGTAGAGTTGCTGATGACAATAAGAGAGAAAAAGCTGAAGAATACTTCGAAGAAGAAAAACCTGATTTGGTTATCGAGATTCCAGCAATTAATCCAGCTCCTAAACGTATCAATAAATACTTTGCTCCAAAGCCTGAAAGACCAGCTCGTGATCTAGAAAACACGATGCATAGCAAGGCTCTGGAGAAGTTGTCTGAGGACATGAAAAAACCTCAAAATACAATTATCAGTAATCCTATAGTGGTTGAAACTAAGGAAACTGGGAATGTAAAAAATGATAAAGTCGTTGACATTAAAGTAGAAGAAAAACCTGTAGAGGAGAAAGAAGATATGTTGTTAAGTATTGATCAAATTAAAACTTTAGGTGAATTTATTGGTGAAGCTGCAGCAGATATTGAATCTGTTGTAGGTACTGAAGATGCTTATAGCTATAATGAGATCTTAGAATTAGATAAACAATTTACTCGAATCTTAAAAGATCTTTCCGATGATAAAGTAGTTCGTATTGAAGATCTTTTACCAGAAGTATTCTATGCTTATATTGATTCCGATATCAAGAAAGATAATGAAGTACGTGTAGGTGACTTCCGTAAAGCATTAGCTGATGAGTTAGCTTCCGCTGCTACTATTATCTTGAATATCAAATTAGATATCGAAGCAGAATTTGAAGACGAAGATGAAGAAGAACAACCTAAAGTTCGTCGTCGTCGCATGTCAACAAGTGATCGTTATTAAGAGGTGATTCTAATGAATGGAATTACATTTACCAATGATCCAACACTAGCTGCTCAAGCTAGTGTTGATCCAGGTACTAGAGTGATTCTTGTAACTGAACATGCTCCAGCAGTTCTATTACAGAATCCGAATATAGTTAAGCTTCCTGTATTACTTCCACCATTCAATGTAGTATCAGTCTATGTTGATTATGGCGAAGACGCATTCAAAGAAGCTTATGCATCATATCTTAACCAAGTAGATATTATTATGAATATCTTTTTAGTTGGTGCAGCATTACATGCTAAGAATGTAGTTGTATATACAACTGATGAAGAATGGAGTAAAGATAGTATTCCATTCATGGATATTCTTATGAGTGTATTTGCTACAGCATTACAATTACAGATGACTTATAATGGACCTAGTTTGGTTTCATTTGTGCCATCTATATTTAGTATTGGAAATGCAGTAACCAATCTATTCCAATATGGATATATCAATGAACAAAGCTATGTTAGATATATGGCTAATACTTCATTTGATAGAAATACAGTTAATTCTTATCTCTTGAGTAAGAATATCAAGATTGATGAAGAAGTGCCTGTAGAGTTACAAGATAAGGCATTCCAAAACATTATGGCTGTTAAAGCCGAAGATCCAGATTTAACTCCAGCATTAATGGGTGATTAGAATGAAGTTTGTATTTACTACAGAACCTATATATCAATACTATAGAGCTTATCTATATCCATCTGATAAAGATAAATTAGATAAAGAGCTTATGGTAGAATATGGAGACTATAAAGACTATTGGGATTTAAAGAATCAACAAGATGCTTTACCTGAGAATATCTTTGTAGCTGAATTAACTTCTAGAGATTATCCTAGAAATCCATGGAATTATGTAAGTCAGCTTATCAGTAAGCTGACTTATAGTTATCTTATTGATAATCCAGAATTCGAGAATATCTTTAGTGAGATTCTATTCAATCAATCTGAAGAAGAATTCTATGAATTCTATAAAGCTATCGATAGATTCTATAATGGTTCTGAGATATTCATTATTGTAAGCAATGATGAATATTCTGATATGGTAACTCAAATGATGTGTAATGTAATCAGAAGAATGTATGGTATTCATCCACAAGTTATTTATGATATTGATGATATATTAAACATTCGAGATGATATAGACTTCTCTCCTCAAGGAGCACAACTTGCTTATTTGCAACGTAGTGCTTATTATAAACTTGAGGCTAAAAGAAGTTTAGAACCATTACAGATTTGGTACCCATTTGATATGAATACATATACAAATGCACTGGAGTAAATAATGAGACATTCTAAGATTGATATACTCATAGGGAATCCTATCTATGAGTATACTTCAAAAGATAAAATTGACTGGGCTTACTATCTAGAGCCTAGAAAGATTACTGAAGAAGATGTCTTATACTTTGATGATCATAAGCTAGTGTTAAATGATATCGATCTGGAAGATGATAATTTTAAAGTAGATGAATACGATAACTTTATTAGAGTTGGTGAATTCGTATTAATGTCAAAACAAGATATGTTTGGTATGAAAGAAACTATAGTCGGATTAGATTCACATATTATAGAGCTTCATAAAGACTATCTTATTACATTGATATTTAAAGTAATGAATATGGTTGCTAACAATAATATTCAACTTTCTGTAGATACTATTAAGTCCACTTATATAGATTATGTAAGTGGTGAACTTAATGTAGGATACTATAGAGAATTCAATTTACAATCTAAATATAGAGTATGTAGTATTAACTACATTTATTATATCGATCTAGATCCAGAAGATATCAAATCAATAGATATTAGTTATAATGAAAAAGTACTAAGATATCTTGGATCCCTTATTTGGGGATTATATGGTAAAGTATAAATATATCCACTAGGAGTTAAACTCCTAGTGGATTTCTTTTTTTGTAATAGTGGATATATATACTTGTATATTATTAAGGTGATATGATGATATAGTATTTAATTAGTTAAGCCTACAAAGGCAGAAAGGAGTCATATCATGTTTACAATTAAAGATCAATTCGGTTACAATATCGGAGTTTGCAATAGCTTTGATAATGCTATTGAAGTTGCAAGAAAATTTACATCTAAAGATGCATATGTAGGCAAATCTGCATATGTATTAGATGAAGATGGAGTTGATGTATTCCGTACAACAGTATCTGATATTGAAGATTAATAAAGGAGAAAAATCATGTTTGAATTAGAAAACTTAAAAACATTTGCAAAAAATCATCCAATAATCACGCTATTATGCTGTTGGTTATATGGAGTCATCTTAGGTCTATGCATCGTGCATGACTTGAGATACTATGGATTAATCAAAAAATAATAATAAGGAGGATGGGAATATTCCCATCCTCCAAAGTTATTTATTTTTTTTATTTGTAGCACCAGCATTATTGATTGCTGTATATGCAGTGATAGCTAGGAATATCTTCTTAGCAATCAAGTCAGGAATAATATCTTCTTTATAGAAGAGTCTAAGTTTATTAAGTAGATTGATAGATATACGTCCACTTACACTTTCCATTACAGCTAGACGCATCTCTTGTTCAAGTTCAGTATTGATATACTTAGAGTCTTGAATATTATTCATAACTGCAAATTCTTGAATAGATTCATTTATAAATGTATCAATAGTCTGTGTCATTTCTTCTAAGGAAGTAGACATAGACATTTGAATTAAATCTAGTTCTCTTTTATTTTTTTCTTTATAAGCATTAGCTATCTTATTAGCAACTTTATAAACTAAGAAGATTATAAGTAGGATAATAAAATAATTAATACCCAGTACGATTAACTCCATATTCATTCATAACACTCCAATCTTGGATTTTATCTCTGAGTTTTAGGAGTTCACCAGTATGGGTATCACCTAAAGAGATAGCATAATTTACGTAGTTTATTATTTTGTTTGCCAGCTCAATAGTTATACCATATTTGTATTCTTCTAAGAAAGCCATCCAGTTACCGAAACACATATCCGGATGGATATACATACCATTTGCATTATGGTATAGTTGATGTGCAGTTAAAGAAAGCATTACAAGTTGTACTTTATTTTCAGTATGAACTTTCTTTAGTAAGTTAACTAAGTCGAAAGTCGTAATATATCCAATAGTATTAATTGTATGCTCAGTTAAGATAACTGCAATATCAAAGATAGTTAGCATGTTATGATGCATTTCAATAGTAGCCATATCTGCATAGATATTGCTATGTAATTGACAGTGATCCATACCAAGATTCATTAGATACCCTTTATAGTGAGTATAAGTTCTAGACTTTCTAAATCTACTAACGGCATTCTTAATAAAGTTTGTATAAACATCTATATCCATTAATGTATATTTAGTTTGATAGAATGATAACTCAAAAGGTACATATGGAGATTTTAGTACTGGATTCACTGGATCTTTTTTTAATTGTAAGTCAGGGAATTCATTCATTTTACTAGGCTCCTTTGTAAAATTTGTCTATATCTATATGTTAAGGATAAGCACTTATTAGGGTTACATACTATTAAAGTAAAATCTAAATTCTCTCTGAAAGGAGGAAATTTATAATATGCAAAATCCTAATATGGATAAAGTGTTTACAGATTACCCATTTGTAGACGTATTAGTTTATTATGTAAAACAATTAGGCATGAACTGTATCGTTAAGTCTGAGACTGAAGCTACTAATAATGAGACTCAACGTACAGAGTTCATGGGAGACCTATATATTCAATCAGTTGAAGGTACAGCAGATTGGAGATTATATGATTACACGGTAGATGTACTAGCTAGAGCTGGTGTGCCATCTAATTATTTTAAAAGAGCAGTTGAAGATCCTATATATATCCCTGAAGACTATAGAGATAAAGCAAGAGATGAAGCTGCAAAAGTTTTTATCACTAACTATGTAGAAGAGAATAATTATTATCGTAAGATTACTGGTTTACCTAACTTAGGTGCTGAAGGATTATTAGTTCCAGAAGATTTAAGAATAGATAATATTGGTATTGATTATAAGATCCCTCTACATGAGATGGATGATGCTACGATTAGTGAATTAGAAGAACGTGGTATTTGGGATAATATATTAGCTAGATATACTGAAGATGATTATACATATCTTAAATATATTAAATCTAATATCGATATCTATAAAGCTAGAAAAGCAACTGAATTCCAATTACTTTGGTTACCGTCTATTGATAACTCTGTAGTTAAAGAGAAGTTTGAACGTAGATTTAATGTAAATAGAGCATTTGCTATTAATACAATCTACTCAGAAGCTCATAGATTTGATAGTAAATATTATGATGCCTGGCTAACTATCTTTATTATCATTCAAACCATGATTGATTTAATATCTGAAGTTCAAGAGCATATCATTAATCTTGATGTGTTTGATGAACGTTGTGTAAGATATATATTCATGTCTCATGGTGTACCATATTATGATGAAATCCCATTAATCTATCAAGTTAGAATGATGAGAAGACTTCATGAATTACTTAAATATAAATCAACTGCTAAATGTATGGTAGATATCTGCTCTATCTTTGGTTTTGATGATTTACGTATATTCAAATACTATCTATTACGTGACCGTAAAGTAGATAAAGATACTGGTGAGTACGTATTCAACTACAAAGTTAAACAAGTATTAGATACTGATCAAAAAGTAGATGTAGCTAATGAGACTTTAACTAACTTTGCAAGTAATGGTATTAAGATTCCATTCCCCCATGATAACTTCCTTGATAAAGGGGGAGCTGTATTTGTTAATGTAGATGGTAAACGTGTATTAGAAGATAAGTATGATATTAAAGATGGTAAACTTGTATTTAAGGATAATGAGTTTCTTAGAGGCAAGTCTAAACTTGAGTTTATCTTCTTCTCCAATAGTGAATTTAATGATGATATCTCTAATCTAGATAACTATAAGATTATTACTGAAGTTAGACAATATCCTATTCAAAATAATAATCAAAAGAATTTCACTATTGAATATCCTATAACTGATTTTACTGATAGAAATGGATTAATGTATTTATCTACTGGTGGTACTTTTATTGACCCAAGTAGATATAATGTAAATGGTAATAAGATTACTTTTATTAAAGATACTGATTGGTCTAAGATTACTACAGAACGTCTATTATCTGTAATCTTTATTTATTCTCCAATTTATCCAATTAAAAGTAAGATAACTGAATTCAACTTCAAGACAGCTACAGATAAATCTGTTAGTAGTTTTGATATACCTGAACCATATTATAATTATATTCAATATGGTGGTGAATTCTTTGCATTATATGGCTCTGTATTATTACCATCTGATAGATATATGATTAATGGGAAGAACTTCTCATTTGTATATCCTCAAGATAAGGTAACTAAGAATCGTACAGTTACATTCAATAATATCTACACTGAAGGTTTCGATGTAGAAATGGAAGAATCCTATTATACAACTACAGTAGAAACTCCAGGGATTCAAGAATATGATATTCAAGTACCATTCCAAGGATATCAAGAAAGTCAATATCCTATAGAAGTATTCTTGAATGATAAACCAATCTATTCTTCTGAATATACTTTCTTAAAGAATAAAATTAAGATTCTAGATCAAACTAAAGTAATGCGTTCTGGTACTGAGATTAAGATTCACTTTATTTATCCTAAGAATAGAGATAGGATTACTTTAACTACTGCTGAAATACCAATTGAACGTATTATGAGTTCATTTAAAATAGATTTCCCATATGAAGGATATGATACTAAACGTAATAAATGGATCATTACAATTAATGGTGAGGTATTAGACAGATCTAACTTTATTATAAATGGTAATATCTTATCATTTAGAAACTCAAAAGATTATGTAGATGGAAAAGATGCCGTTAAAGTATACTTCTTCCAAGATCCACGTAATAACTATACAGTTCATATTACTGAAGATTCTCTTAAAGCTAGAGTGGCTAATCAAAAGATATTTACAATTAACTATCCATTCTATAATTATGAGAAATCTGGTAATGGTATGATTGTTACTATAGGTGGTACAGTTATTGATAAGTCTAGATATTCAGTATCTGGTACATTGCTTACATTAGATGATTCTATTAATTTAGAAAAAGGTCGTGAAGTTAGATGTATCTTCATTTATAACTCTATATATGATCATTTCAATAACTATATTAGAACTGAGTATAATATATATGATTTTAGAAATGGTAAGAGAGTTATAGATATACCATATCCATATGATAATTTCTTAGAATCTGATAATAATAACCAAATGCAAATCTTATGTGAAGATGGTACTATATTGGAAGAGAATATAGATTATGAAGTAGTAGACGATCAAGCATTATTCTCTGATGTAGATAAGATTCTATCTCATGGTGATACTATACTATTTACATTCTCTTATGTAAATGCTAGACGTAAGAATATCTTTATTGAAGATCCAACTAAAGACTATGATCTTAAGTTTGTTAAGATTCCTTTAAATGATTCTGCAGATAATTATATTCGTGATGAGTCTAAGTATATAGATTACGATGCATTTACTGAAGATGATTGGTTATGGACTAATGAATTCGATCCATTAGATATCAAGAATCAAATCCTTGAAAAGGAATTTAACTATGCTAGAACTAAGTATATCTCTATAGATACAGTTATGTCTATGAGTGATCTATCATTTAAGATTCCTTACTTCTTTAATTTATTCTTTGATGATGAAAGATATGAAGAACGTATTAGATTATCAGTTCCTAATATCAGACCTGATAAGACATTCAAGTTATCTTCTATCTTATGCTATCTATTCTCTTTATCTTACTTATACTATAATAAGAAAGATACTATTCAAACAGAGACTGTTCCAATTATGTATATTCAAGGATTCAATTTCGATGCGGATTTAGATTTACTCCGTAGAGATATTGAACGTAAGTATGGTTATACATTAGAAGAATTAAAAGTAGCTGACTTTAAGACATATAAACCTGGGATATCCATTAAAGGATTACTATCTATCTTAGAAAACAATACTAAGATATATGATGTAGTAGTCAAAGGTATGTATTATGCTGATAATAAGCGTATCTATGATGCATATAAGTCAGTATATGATGCTTTAATGATTAAGAAGTTTAGTAATAAATTCTTTAGAATCAATGGTTCTCAGGTAGCTAAGACTTATACAGAATACTTACGTTACCAAGATATAGATCTATATAACTCTATTCTTCGTATGAAGTCTATTGGTGAAGATCTACAACGTAAGAAAGCTATCACTAATACTATTATGGATACAGTTAAGTATATTGAAGTATTTATGGGATCTGAAGACTATAAACAGTTATTTAACTATCTTCCTGGTATTGGTATTGATTACTTAAAGATGTATGTATCTAAAGTTATAGATTTCTTTAAATCTTATAAGATTGAATTAGCTGGTTTAACTACAGTTTATAACTTCGATAGAAGATATAGTCAATATATTAAACCAATAGATGCAGTTAAGTATTTAGCTAAGTTAAGCAATGAAGACTTTGAATTATTCTATGATGGATTCAGTAGCTATATTGCTAAGAAATATGAAATAGATAAGATTACTCAAAAGGAATTAGTATATATCTTAAGATACTACTTTAAGAAATATGGTATTAAAGATCATGGTATATCTACATTAGATCCAACTACTGATGTACATGATAAGATTCATATCTTTGCTGTACTTAAACGTACTGATGACTTACGTAATCTTATTAAGAAAGAGCTTATAGTTTACACTAATACATTAAGAATACATCATTATGGTATATCTGAAATGTATGATCAAATTGGTTATAAAGCTAAACGTAAGAATATTGATAACTTTGAATTACATGATCATGTATATGTATCCCAGTACGATACAAATAGATAACCAAAACATAATAATAAATTTTGAAGATAAAAACTAATTGGAGGTAAATGTAAGATGCCTGATAAACAGTTGCATATTGCAGAATTTAGTCATACTAATGATGACAGTAATATTACTGCAACACATAACCGAACCAACATTAAAGTCTTTGTTGGTGGTACTGATATCTTATTATATGAAGGTGAAAATAAAATCATCTTACCTGGAGCAGAATATACTGCTACTCAACATTTTGATATTCCTAGACAATATACTACACCATCTTATAATACAGAAATGAACTTAGAAAACTCTGTATTTGAAACACCATCTACACCAGAAAAAGTTTACTTATTCTGTGTTGGTACTGATGGTTGTGGTCGTGAAAACTCTCAAGTATATGAAGTAAACTATGCTAAATGGTGTGCACCAGAGTATTTGGTTCCATTCCGTTTCCCATTAATTACTGAAGACTTGACTGATGCTAAAAAAGAAATCTACCATGGTAGTAAAATCATTGGTAACCGTGTTGCATATTACTTCAAAACATTTGAATCTAAACCAGTTAAAAAGATTCGTTTTGAAGATGGTACTACAGTAGATGCTACTATTTACAATTCCACTAAAGAATCTGAAGTTGAAACTTTCATTGAAATCAACTTAAAGATTACTGAAGAAGAATGTCGTGAATGGTTCATCAATACAGTTGGTATCAATGAAGCACGTATCAATACAATCTCTCTATGTACTGCATGGAAGAAAGAAATCAATGGTAAACAATACTATCAAGATATTCGTCCATTGACTAAATATAATATGCCAAATGAACAATTGATTGAGCTTTCTAAAGGCTTAGATATTGTTTATCAAATCTATTATTAAAATCAAAAGGTATCCCCATAGGAGTTGAACTCCTATGGGGTATTCTTTTACATTTTATTTAAGTATCTAGATAATACAGTACGAGAATTAATATCATCAACTACTGTATGAATATCTTCTTCAGACATATATTGGAATGCATCCATAGCAGATTTATTCATTAAGTCTTTTACCATATATTCAGATCTACAAGTTGCTAAGTATCCAGTACATAAAGAAGCTAACTTATCAATATCTTTATTAAGAATACATAATGTCATAAATATACTTAAAGCTCTACCTTCTTTGGAAGATGCAGTATGTTTTATTTGACCAACAACCATACCAAGTACTTTATCAAATATTGCATATGATTTATCTAAAGCAATAGTTAAGCATTCATAGTTATTCTTAGCCAAGAATAAATCAGGAGTTGGTATTGCTTTATTGATCATACATATGATAGTATAAGACTCTGATTTAATTGCATTCAATAATAATCTATGATAATCTAAATCTATATTTAGAAATACTAAAGTATCTCTAAATATATTACTATATGTATCATCAGATACAATTATATCAAAAGCATCATCTAATGAATACTTTGTCTCTCTAGGAATACTAGATAAGAATAATAAAACATCATCATTATCAGTAACACAATTTAGATCAGATATTAATGATTTAAGACTACCAGACGTATCCCCCTTACGGTTATACTTTTTAGCTATTAATGGGATTACATTAATCATATTTGCCTCCAAAACAATATAAATGGTACATCCAAATTAATTGGATGTACCACTTTTAATTATTTTACACTTAAGAATGGATTAATTCTAATAGCAACCATTGCACGTTTTTCATTAGTATATTCTTGAGTACCAGCTAACTTCCAACCAAGATAGATATCAAATCTAAATTGTTTATTAGTAAATGGTACTATCCAATATTCTGCTGATTTTACAGAGAAGTATCTATCAATACCATGTGGATCTTCAATAAAAGATACAAAGATTTGTTTACCTTTAGTTTGGTCATTCTCTAATACGTGTTGGTTAATACCAGTGTAAGTTATACCAAGAATTCTATATGCAAATCCATAAGCAGTATTTCGATATAACCATAATAGTCTACAGAAATATCGTTGTACTCTTTCTTTAAAAGTAAAGTCATCATCTAAGATAGCTACATGACCTGGAACTAACTCTTCATTAGACTTTTCTTCTGGGTAATATTTATAATGCTTCTTAAAGTCATATCTAAATACTTTAGGAACTACTTCTTCATAGATCATCCAATCTACATCTAGACAATTATCATAAGTTTGCCATAGTCTAAATATCTTAGGAAGATTACCATACTTATCACAGAATAGAACTACGATAGGATTAGTAATATAGCATAAGATTTGGAAGAATACAGCTACAAAGTAACAGCTAATATATTCAGGAGTAATCAATTTCATAAAGTACTTAAGTGCTTTTCTAGTCACAGGTAACATTAGTTACCTCCAGTTTCTTCTAAGCTTACAGCTTTGAATGCACCATCAGTACCAAGTTTAGCTTTTTCAACACCATTGAATGTGAAAGATAATTCACCAGTATTAGTAGCTAAGATTTTCCATCCATTGCCTAAACTTACAGTATCAGTTTTAGCTAAATCTGCTTTAGTAGCAAACTTAGTATCCATTTCACCTTTATTGTATAAGTCTTGGAGTTTCTTATTTTGATATTTAGTCACAAAGTAATGATTATCATCTTGAGTAATCATAGATGCTGGTAATGTAGCAGGTAAAGTATAGTTATTAGCACCAGCTTCAATGCCATCTAATTTAGCTTTATCTTCTTTAGACATTTTACCATCAGCAGTTGTAGTTGCTTTAGGCATATTGCTACTAGAAACTACTACCCAGTTAGAGCCATTGTATTGATAAGTATTACCTTCATCTAATACAGATACAGTCCAACCTTTCTTAGGAGATGGATATCTAGTAGAGATTTTAGATTTAGTATCTACAGCTTCTTTCCATTCCATACCAGAGCTTGCTTCAGTAATCTTATCAGCAATCTCAGTTGCAGTTAAAGTAGCAGCTAACTTATCTTTTTGAGCTTTAGACATAAATTGTTTATCTTCAGACTCAGTGATAATATTAGCTGGAATAGCAGTGACATTTACCGTTACATCAGAAGTACCATCAAATGATACATCGGCTGCAGTTACACCAGAGAATTTAAACTTACGAGCAGTTTTTAATTTATCAGCAGATGCAGCGTTCTTAGTAATATTCACATCTAGCGTAGATGGATTACGACCAGCAATTACATGACCTTGACGATCTACAGTAACAGCAGTAAATTCAGTTGCTGTTAAATCAGTTTGTGTATTTGGATGCACATAAACTGTATCAGTAAATACCGCATCAGCTGGTACATCTTTACCTACAGTATGACCATTAACTCTAGTGATATTAAGATTATTAGCAATCTCATTATAATCAATAGCTAAATCTCTTACATTAAGATTTACATCACTTGTACCATCTACAGTTACTTCATTAGCTGTAGCTTTACCAGTAATCTTAATTTTAAATGGATTGAATCTAGTACCAGTTTGTGTACCACCAGCCCCAGCTGCAATGGCAGCTAAGTCTAATGCTTTGATAGCTTTATCAACGAATTTAGTTGTAGCAATTTGATCTGTAGCTGTACCAAATACTGCTGTCGGAGCAGTTGGTTTACCTTGGAAAGCTGGAGATTCTTTCAATGCTAATTCATTTAATTCAATACCGCCAATTCTGTCTGCAGTATCTGCATGATTAGCATTACCAGAAATAGAGATATCATATTTACCAGATAATTTATCTTTACCTAAGACACCTCTAAGTGCAGAAGTGTCTACTGTAGTTACAGGAATAACTAGATCCCCACTACCATCAAATTGTACTGGAGTAGAATCAGCTACACCGCCAAGTTTGATATTAATCTTATTAGTCAATCTATTAGCTTTGATTGCAATCTCTGGTTTAAAGATTTTAAGTGTGTTAGTAATAAAATCAGTAGTTGCAATTTTATTGGAAGAATCACCCAATGTAGGAGTTGGTGCAGTTGGTACACCAGTAAAGTTAGGTGATTCATTAGGTGCTTTATTATTCCATGCTTCTCTATCTAAACTATTAATATGAGCATTCTTATCTTTCATATGTCTACTTAAGTTATAAGACACAGACTCAGAAGAATCTTTAATTAATGCTTGAAGCTCTGGAGATAAATCATTTAATGAAATTTTATCATATACAGGATTAAAGACTTCCATATTTGTCTCCTTTCAGTTAATCAATTACCATAATGTTTTAACATAATGATAACCCCCGATTCCACCTTTAGAGGGTATTTTGGGGCTTTATTTTATAAAAGGAGGATCTAAAATTCATGAGTCTTTTAAGATCTCTGAGAGCCAATATGGCTTTAATTTGCATGGGCTTCGGTCTATTGGCAGCAGTTTTAGTTTTAGGATCTTGGTTATTCGGTTACTGGTCCAATGGACTATACGGAACTAAGTTTGAAATTGATAGCTGCTGGCAAGGATTGTCTGCCTGTGGTGTTGGCTTAATTGGTTTATTCAAATGGTTGGTGGATAGTTCTAAGAATTCTCCAGAAGGTGAATTTCCTATTGCACCAAAAATTGTAAAAACTCCCATTGTTGAGCAGCCGGTTGTCGAGCATCCGATTGTAGAGGTGCCTGTTAATAGTAAAGCTGCAGATGATGTTATTGAAATGGCTAATTCTTCTAGACCAAAGAAGATTCATAAGCCGCTTAAAGAAATGTAAGGAGGAATTAAATTATGAAAATCGGTGAATTATCCGAAAAGTATGAATCTGGTGGTGCTGGTATTGGTACTATTTCTAGTGGTTGTGGAGACCCAGGCGGGAAATCTTATGGCACTTACCAATTCTCTAGTAATGCAGGTTCTTTAGATGAATTTGTAGACTGGCTACAAGAAAAAGGTTATTGGTTTGGGGCTGAATTAGCTAAACATCCTTTAACTGGTGCTGAATTTGATGCAGCATGGAAATGGTTAGCTAACTCTGATAATGCTAAAGATTTCGAAGAAGCTCAAGATAAATATGTGCTTGAATATTACTATGATCCTGCAATTGCTATTCTTCGTAGAATCGGATATAATATTGAAAACCATCATGAAGTTATGAAACAAGTAGTATTCTCTCGTGCTATTCAATATGGTATCGGTAATATCGAAGAAATGTGGATGTATGCTCTTGATTATCTTGGATATCCAACTATGTCTTATGTAGATGGTAAGAATATTGATAGAGCTATGATTAAAGCAATCTATCTTGGTGTATGCTCTTCTTATGAATGGAACCAATCTGCTAGTCGTCAAGCTTTACTTGATCGTTTCCAAAGTGAATGTGAAGATGCTCTTGCATTAATTCCTGAAGGCGAATAACCTTACGCTCCAATGGGTCTCAGAACTCATTGGAGCCCTATTTTGAACATAAACGTAATACAAATAAAGGAGGTTAATGTATGCCTTATAACTATGAATTAGATAAAATTGGCTTTAAAGAACTATCTTTATCTCTTCAGAATACTATAAAGCAGAATCTTGCTCATACGCAAAATGAAGTTATTCATGTAACTCAAGAAGACAAAGATAGATGGAATAAAGTAACTGATTTACCATTGGCAGATGAACACACTAAAGGTTTTATGTCACCAGAAGAAAAACTAAAACTTGCTGGTATTGAAGCTGAAGCAAATCATTATGTGCATCCTAATACGGCAGTTACACCTGGACTATATTTGCAAGTAGAAGTAGATCAACAAGGTCATGTAATCGCTGGTCGTAATCCAACTAAGATTAATACAACTGCAGATAATGCAGATCGTCTTGGTAATGTACCAGCTGACTCTTATGCTAAGTTAACTTCTCCAACATTCTTTGGTACTCCTAAAGTACCTATGCCTAAATTAGATGCCGAAGATGATCAAATTGCTAATATTGGTTATATTAAAGCTCAATCTCCATATGTAAAACAAGAGAACGATCCTGAAGAGAAAGATCAAAAGAAATTCTGGATTGGTCCTAACAACTGTTTGAATGCATATGACTCAGTTAAGAAATGGAATTCAGTATTTGCTGAAGTTGGTTTATTCTTAAAAGCATTGAATGATGATACTGAGAAACCAACTAAACCAAATGATTATTCTAACTTCTTTAAATTCATTGGCAAACGTAAAGTATCAGTACTTGGATTAGATACAGAAACAACGTCTGAATATGCTACAGTATTTGGTTTACGTGCAGATGAAGATGAACCAGCATATGAATTTATTCTTTTTGATAACCAATGTATAATGAGATCCGGTAAAGGTGATACTTGGGAATATAAAAATCAAGTATGTTAGTAAGGAGGAAGTATGGCAACTAGTAAATTAGCCGTTTCTTTTTCTAGTAGAAGCGGTGTTAGTTATGATAAACAACTAGACAAAATCACCAATAAAGAACTTAACTCCTTGCTTAATGAGAAGATTGATTTATCATATGCTCATATTCAAGATGATGTTAAGCATATTACAGCTGAAGAGCGTAATCGTTGGAATACTATCTTAGATGGAATTAAACCTGCAACTGAACAAGTAGCTGGTCTAATGAGTGTCGAAGATAAGTTTAAGTTAGATAAGATTGATAACTTTGCTAATAACTATAAGCATCCTACAAGTGGGGTTACTTCTGGGACTTATACTAGAGTTACAGTTAATGAGCATGGTCATGTAATCTATGGTGATAATCCTAATAGATTAAATGTTAATGTAGATAATGCTGAAAAACTTGGTGGTATGCTACCATCTTATTATGCTAAAGCAGATAGCCCTACATTTACTGGTATAGTTAAAGTACCTGATGTAACTATAGGTGGTAATGCTAATAGTCCTGTAACTATTAAGTTATTAGAAGACTATGTAGCTAAACAAATATTAAATAAAGCATATCCTATTGGTAGTATTTATATTACTCTAGTAAATACTAATCCATCTGAAATTATTGGTGGAGAATGGAGACGTGTTGCAGAAGGACGTTGCTTGGTAGGTGTTAGTGCTGAACGTAATATTACTTTACGTAAGACTGGTGGTACAACCAATGTTATTCTTAGTGAAAGTAATATTCCTGCACATGATCATACTATTAATATAACTGATACTACTGATAATAATGGAAAACATACATATATTGCACAGGATGTAACATCATTTAAAACAGAAAAAGAAGTTTCATATTCAGATAGAAATGCGTATGAAAAATATACTAGAAGTAATGATGATGATGATCACTATTATAGAAACGTACGGCGATATGTGAATGACACTATAGAGACACCTACATCAGAGTCTGGTGATTATAATCATACATTTACAGTAAGTGGTAAGACCAATAAAATCGGAGGCATTATTCCTAGTGCGGTGAATATTGAAAATCCGTATCTTGGTGTGTATATGTGGGAACGTATAAGTTAAAAGGGGAATTATATGAAAGCTAGTTTAGAAAATTTTAAAAATACTTTAATAGAAAATTTTAAAAATTATAAGAAACCTATTATTTTCGTAGTGCTATTCTTTATTGCATCTATGGCTATTGGTGGTTTCATTACTTATAAGATTATGAAAGACCAAGTAGATGCAGCTTATGAAAAGATTGAAGATCTTAAAACTACTTTACCTAATGCAGAAGTAGCTGCTGAACTACGTATTGTTAAGAATGCAGTAGAAGATCTTAAGAAAAATAAACCAGTGACTGAACGTGTAGTTAATAATAATCAAACAGAGATTCGTTATGTAGAAAAAGAATCTCCTGAAGATGCTGATGTAGATATTCAAGATCAAGCACCAGTTGCTAGAATTAAATATAATGATCAAACTTATGATGTACCAATGCAAACAACAACATCTCATACTACAGATAAAGATGGTACAGTTAAAGTTAATCAAGCTCATGAATTAACTATCGATGTAACCAAAGTAGCAGATCGTCAAATCGCTGCTTATCAATTATCTATGGAAGATAAACAACGTGAGTTAAATGATGAACTTAAGAAAGTTAAACATGAAAACAAAACCATGAAATTTGTCGGTGGTGCTGTAGCACTTACTGGTACTGCTTACCTCATAAATAAAGCTCTTAAGTAATTTTTAACATATGAATAGTTACTTTAAGGCAATTATTTAGTAGGGGTGGTGATTAGGTCCAAATGCTTTCCGAAGTACACGAAATTTTTCAAAGTTTAGGAAGAATGATAAATGATTTTGGTCCATTTGTTTTTGGTCTAGTCGCTTTTCTTTTAATTATTGTACTTCTTATCGTACTCTTAATATATCTAGCTAAGGCTATGAGTGCTAATAATAACAATCAGTCCAATGGTAATAATGATGATAGAATTAGATACTTAGAAGAAGAATTAGCTAGAATGCGAGGAGACAAACCCACTACGAAAGAAAAGAATATAGTTGAAATATTCTTAAGAATTAGTGATAGTCTTAAGCATAATGTAAAAGAAATATTAGAAGACGTGGATGCGGATAGAGTTGAGTTCTATTTATTCCATAATGGTACTCATTCCTTAAACAATATTCCATTTTTAAAAGCATCTTGCATCTGTGAGGTAGATAAAGATGGATTAGCTAAATATCATTTGATTAAAATGCATAAAGATATACCTATAGGATTTATGGAAGAACTAGTTGTAGATCTTCTTAAGAAACACAACTTTGTTATCTATAAGAATGAGAATAAAATTGATGCCTTCATTTCCAAATTATTCTTTGATGAACAAGATAAAACATGTATCTTCAGTGGTATATTTGAATATAATAGCGGTGAGCTTTTAGGTTTCATAGTTGCCGAATATGATTATGTATCTAAATTTGAAGATGCTGATTTACGTTATAAAATGAACAAGATGTCAGAAGCTGCTAAGCATACATCTGCTGCTATGTTAGCTATCTCTGCATTAAAACAATAAAGGAGGATATAGTAGTGGCAAAACCAGATATACTACGACGTCTTAAAAATATCAATGAAGATTCTGTCGTTGATGAGTTAGTAGCATTTGCTGGTACCGATGGCTATAAAGTCAAAGGTACCGGTATCGATTATAATAATCTATCTAATATCGTTGCTAATAATAAGAACGTATTAGATCACTTGAGTAATACTAAGATTCATATTACTCAAAAAGAGAAAGAAACTATTACTCAAGCTAAGCAAATTATCGATGCTCATATTGATAATGAAAATATTCACGTATCAGCAGTAGATAAAGCCTCTTGGAATAACAAAGAAACCCAAGAAGGTGCACAACAAAAAGTAAACGTTGTATTAACTATAGTTAATCGTCATATTGGAGACAAGCAAATGCACGTTTCCAATAATGACCGTCTTAGCTGGAATAATAAATACACTAAAGAAGAAATTGATAACAAGTTCTCTCAATTAGAGTATGATAATATCTGGAAAGAATCTGTAGAAACTTTCACAGAATTGATTTCTAAATATCCATCTCCTCAAAAGGGTTGGACTGTAACTTGTAATGAAGATAATATTACTTATCGTTATGATGGTAATGATTGGATTCCTATCTCAGCCAACTCTATTCCACTTGCTACTGTAGCAGTAGATGGTAAGATGGCTAAAGAAGATAAAGCTAAGTTAGATACTATTGAACCTAATGCTAATCATTACGTTCATCCTGACAATGCTAATATTAGACACGTAACTGATAGAGAAAAAGCATTCTGGACCGCTAAAGCTGAAGACAGAATTGCTACCTACCAGTATAATGGTCTATTATCTAAAGAAGATAAATATAAATTGGATTCTATTGAAGCTGGTGCAACTAACTTTAGTATGCCAGATCATATTGATCCAATTCTTATCAAACAAGATGAAGATCATAGATTCATTACTGATAAAGAAAGAGCTGATTGGTCTAATAAAGCTAGTCGTAATATTGCAACAGAAACTCTTGATGGTATCATGAGTCATTATGATAAGATTAAAATGAATACCATTGAGACTAATGCAAACTATTACGTTCATCCAGATACTCATGAAGCTACAATTATTGCTCAAGATCCAACTCATCGTTTCGTAACTGATGAACAAATCTTAGCATGGAATAATAAAGCTACAGGATTATCTGCTAGTGGTGAAAGAGATGGTTTGTTGACTAAAGAAGATAAAGCTAAATTAGACTCCATTGAAGAGGGAGCTAATAACTATCATCTTCCTACAACGTTACCACCTTCTATCATTGCTCAAGATCCTAACAATAGATTTATCACTGACCAAGAACGTGAACAACTTTCTCTTAAGAAAGATATGTCTGCATTCTTAGTTGGTACAGGTATCTTTAATGGTACAGATGGTACTATTATTAGACATGAATTCGGTAATACATCTTTTGGTGTATCTATTACACCAACAGTTAATCCAAATGGTGGTCTAGGTGAAGTATGGGTTAAGAAAACTAATACTTTAGTTATTGTATACTGCTCTGGTGCTGGTAAGAATATCGAATTTGATTACACTCTAACTTATTATAACTAAAAAAATAAACCCCATAGGAGTTGAACTCCTATGGGGATATTTTATCTTGCATAAGGATCTATACCAGAGTTATTATCAGTTACTTTAGTATCTTGAATACGTTTCTTCATTGCATTATCCATGGTAGTTATAGAATCATTAAAGAACTCTTTATTCAAATATACTACAAAGTTAGATAGGATATGCTCAACTGGTCTTCTAGTAGTCAATGACATATTCTCCCAGTCTATATCATATAGATATTCTTCATTATTATTGAATATCTTAAAGTCTAAGAATACTGATGGAGATATGAATGCTTTATTACAAGCATTAATAACTCTCATGATATTGATATCTTTCTCAAAGATTTCTTTAAAGTTAATAGTCAATGGTTTAGACTTATCTTCTTCTTCATATGGTACATTAATGAATTGATCCCATGCTTTCTCATTAGTAGCTGGGATATTAGAGAAGTTAACCATATAAGTTCTACTTTCACCATCAAGATTAAATCGTAAGAATTCACTCTTATGCATAGTAAAGTAGCAGTATATTTTAGGAGCTGGGAATCTCATCTCAGCACTGAATTCAATATAGTAATTAGAGCTTACTTGGTTTTGTCTTTCACCATCATCTATATTGATATCTGGTACTCTAAGATGTACATACATATTTGAAGCACGTAAGAAGAACTCACATTTAGAGTTCATATTACGTAGTTTATAGATAAATGGTACTTCAGAGTGTCTATTTAAATAAGCCAAGAACTTAAATGGTTCTTTAATTAGCTTCTTATCATAATCTACTTCAAAACCAACTTTATCAGCTAAATCAAATAGCATATCATATGGTACATGTACATCCATATCAGTATAGTAACCACTTGTAGCACCAATCTTATAAGCCATCTTTAAGTATCTTACTAAGTCTAATTGTTTAGCTTTAGTATTTACTTTGATCTTAATTTGAAATTGGAATAGTAATTGGTCAAATGATACTCCAAGATATAGATCATTAGTTAAGTCTTTAAAGAATGTATCTCTATAGTTAAACGTTCTAGCATAATAATTCAAATCATGTAAACCAATATCTATACCTTCACGGTTATAATCAATATCAATGTTAGGAATAATAGCAATAGCTGGCTTACCACGTTTAATAAGTTCACGTTCATTAATATTAGCAAACTCATCAAATAGATGCTTGCCATCTATATATACAGTCTTAAAGTAAGTCTTATCAAACTTACTTAGAATCCAATTCTTAAAGAATTCTACAGCTACAGAATAAGTATGACTTGTGCTAGGAACACAGAGATTTTTCAATAATTGCTTATCAATCTTACTACCAATCTCTACATCTACCCAGTCATCAGTATTCAGTACACGTTCATGCTCACCGAATAACTCAGATTTATCTACTTTATCATTATTTTCAATTCGTTTATTACCATCTTTTATTTTAGAGCCATTCCCAGGATCATCTCCTAGAGTCTCTTCTATTAATATAGGTACATTACCTTTTTCATCAGCCGATACATGAGCTGGGATGTAATAGTTTTTTCTCAATCAATTCACCCCTTTATTTACAAAAAAATATTATCATAATGTTGAGGAAGGCTATTAAAGCCTTCCTCTAAATCATTATGATAATTAATAGTAATTATTATCGAGGTCTGCCGAATGTACCACCCATGTCGGTCACCTCCTCGATAATAATGCATCCGAACTGATCATCAGTTATTGGCATCAGTTCGGTTTCCAGCTGCGGATCATCTTTATAACCTTCATCAGGTATTAACCTGTATGTTATTAGATTATCCTCTACTACCGAGTCAAGTATGGTGAATGGTCGTATTATGCCATTCACCACGTTTATTAGGAGCTGAGCCGACCCGTTAGCTCTAACTCCTTGGTTGTCTGGTGGACGTTCGAATATGAATGCCCATCTCTGATTCGTAGGAACCATATTATATCATCCTCCTTCAGGGTTATAATATATAACCAGAGGATGATACTATTTCATAGCTTGCAAATTACGTATATTATCTAGTTCAGACTCACTATAAGCATCACGGGCTACATAGATAAGACTGTTTAGATTTACATAAGTATCTTTAAAATGGTTAACTGCAGAGTTAAACTTACCATCATTACGAGATATCATCATAGCATTACGTGGATTAAGAACTTTACAAGCTCTAGCCTCGAATTCTTTATTGATAATATACATAATATTCATACAGTCACCATCAAAGTCTGCACCTAACATCTTGAGGATTTGTAATGGTACAGACATAGTGAAATCATCTTCATTAACTCCAACACAATACATTTGTAACAATGATCCATGATTGATAGATGGGTTACGATTGATAATAAATGCAATACCACGTTCTTTAGAGTTAATGATATTCTTGATGATATTTAAGATGAATGGATCTTTAACTATTTGAGATTTAAACCATCTCTTATAAGCATCAGTATAAGATAGACTTAGAGACTTAACTAAGAAGTTTATAATAGTTTGCTCTAAGAGAATAACCAATGCTACATAAGGTAATCTAATTTCATCAATTCTTAAAGTTTCATCTGGTTTGATTACATCACGTGCAGTGAAGTTATAACGACCAGCCATTACTGAGCGGATCGCACCTTTCTTACCACGCATGTCATTAAGAATAACACTATATACTTCTTCAATACTCATTTGAATATCGTATAAGATATCATTCTTAGTTTTCACTCTACGATATACTTCCATTGATTCATCATTAACGAAGCATACATTACGAGCGATATTATTATACCACTTATTATTCTTAGTAAATGTAAATTGATCACCAACTACATTTACCATACGTAAGAATAATGTATATACTGGAATACTATGAGTTAGAATCTTCTCACGGTGTTTCATTAAGTGATTATATAAATCAACCTTCTTAGGATTACTCTTAGTCTTATTATGATAGAATTCTAGAATCTCATCAAGACGTTCAGCAAATTCCATCATACCAATACCAACAAAAGGTTGATCTTCTTTAATTGGTTTATTATCTTCTACAAAGCCATCTTCATTTGCTTCTTTATCATATTTGATAATAGCATTTAGCTTCTTAGCACCAATGAAGCTTTTAAGTACTTCATATAGATTTGGATGAATTACATAGTATTTATCACTCAATACAATCCATCCAAAGATACCAAAGTCATCATCTACATATTTAACTTTCTCATGACATGTAGGACACTCTTCACCATTATATAATGCACCTCTAAGATGACCACAACGACATCTATATCTATCTTTGAATGCATCTTGGTCTAATATAGATGCACCATATTTACTAGAGAAGATAGATGAATCAGATTTAATATCTTTCTTAATAGCCTGAGAATCTCTAATGAAGAAATCTCTACCATATACGATACCTTTCTCACGTTCTTTATCCAAATCTAGTATTTCTAATCTAGTTTGAAATTCATATTCGGTATCAATTGGTTGTGTAGTTCTTATATTCAATTCCATATCAGTTATCTCCAGAGTTTCTTAATAGTAGTTGCAAAAGTTTTAGCATAAGGTACATCAAAACGTTTAGCAATATCACTAGGAGATTCGCCAGTCTCCTTAGAGATTTTTTCTAATACATCTTCACGAGTACCTTTAGGAACTGTATCCATTTTGATTACATTACAAATCATTTCAATACATTCATCGATTGTAATAGATCTTCCAACTACAATATCTTTAAGCGATTTACCTTCATATAGGAACTCGCATAAATAGACATACCAGTTGGTTTTCTTACATTTCACATTATTGCTTGCAGATTTAGATCTTGCATTGAAAATGATATCCACAATACTTTTAACTGGAAGCTTCAAAGTTTTATGAATATCTTCTAATAAAACTCCATCTGTATAGAGTTTCAAAACTTGATTGTTAATACTTGTCATTAATTATTTCCTCCTTCCACATATTCATCTATATAATATTTAGTCATAAGAGATTTTAATTCATCTTCAGTACAACCTAGCTTAGATAGAATTGTATCACGATCTTTATTTTCAATAATAACTTTAATCTTCTTCAAATCATCAAGGAAGTTATCTGGATCAGCTGTAGTTAAAATAGAGATCATAGATTTAATATTAGGTCTGCCTTTAGAGCGAGTGATATATGTATAATCTCCACACATAGAAGGGAATACACATCTACGATTTTCTTCTATCATAATATCTTCTGGGCATTTATTAAGAATCAATGATGCAAAGATATTGTTATTGAGATAGAATTGAATTCGTTTAGGGAGTTTCAATTGCTCATTGATTTCTCTCAAAGTGAGACGGTTTTCTCGGATAAGTTTAATAATCTTGCTATAAGGAATCTTATCAGCTTTAAAGATATTATAATCACTATGTAAGCGTTTAGCATATCTAGGAGATACATTAAGTTTATCATGTAATTCTTTAGTACTGTTAGTTTCAGTTAGGATAGCATATGCTTTATTTAATAACTCTACACTTTCAGGATTCTTCAAGAAGTTACAAGGATATTTCTCAATAGTAGTATATGGCACTTCTCTTACTGCAGGTTTACGATTCTCAATATGGAATCTTTTAACACCAAATTTTTCACAAGCAGATCTTAGAGTTCTAACTGTAAATCCATTATCAGATGCAATATCTTTAAGTTTACGATTCTTAGTAATGAATTCATCAGTTAACCATTCAACGAATCTAGCATTAGATTTTTCTACAGTTTCATTCAATTCTAAAGCAACGAATTGATTTCTAAAGTATAATTCTAGAGTAGCAAATGTAGTAATCTCTGGATACTTACTCATAATTTTGAAGATACTATTACCTTCATTGAATAATTTAACCCATTCTTTACTGCTAGTATACTTAGCTTCAGTAATAGCACGTTTATGATAAATAGAATATAAGCGTGTATATGTTTTATCATCGATATCTAATACAATCATAACTTGACGTTTCTGGATATCATTATCACGTAAGAGTTTAAAATTTTTTAAAAGGTTCTTAGAATAAATAATCATTTAATACTCACCCCTCGAGAAAAATAATACCTATACCCAGATAGATGGGTATAGGCTATTTAATACTAATAATTTGTTATTATGGTATTATTTATTTATCAAACCCAAATGCTTTATCTGGGTCCATTTTGGTCATAACAACTTGAGAATCATGGAATGCTTTCATAGCAATCAATTTAAGTTTAGATGCTATTTGAGGCATAGCTGCACCAACGTTAGTAATACCTAATTTATGGAATAGATTGCCTGCACATGCGTTACAGATAATACCATCTTTAGCTTCACACATAGATGCAAATCTAAACTGTACAGTCTTACCTAGATATTTATCTAAGTTATCTGTATTAAGCTCTACTAGCTTATTACCTTCTTTAATATTACAATACATATACTCTTTAATATTCTTATCATTCAAAGTAACTGTAACTGTACGTTTAGTACCACAGTCAGAACCCTTCTTACCAACTTTAACATGTTGGAACGCTGGCAACATAAGTTTTTCCCAGTAGCCACCAACTTCTGTTTTATTGGAACGAGAGTAAGGACCTTCAGCTAGTGAGTTAGCAAAGTCAGCATATTCTTCTTTAGCAATACCTTCAATGTAGTTAGACATGATGATATTGTAACCCTTTGTAGGATCTGGATTCTTAGTGATACCCTTCATGATAAACATGTTTTTGAAGTCATTGCTGAAACTACCACGAGCACCGGAGTTATATGTATCAATACCAACGTCGTCTTTAAGAGTTTCTTTAGCTAGTTTAAGTAATTCATCTTGAATAGCAATAACCGCATCAGGATCATTTTTATCTAATCTATCACGATATTTCTTAACTAAGTCAGCTTTAGCTTTATTGATTATTTTAGTAATAGTTAATAGCTTCATAGAATAGCCATTAGCTAATACTGATACATAAGGCATAAACTTTTGAGTTTTCATAAGGAAGTTCTTCAATGCATCTAGAGGAACTTTCTCTTCAAGTACAGCATATCCGATCTTATCTGTAATCTTACCAACCATCTTCTTATTAATTGGCTCATTAATATATCCATATAGATCGAATAGTTCATTTTCTATAAATACTTTATTGAATACCCAGATACCTACAGTAGTTAAGAAGCTATCTTTATTCTTCTTGCCTTCTTTACCATAAGCTCCTTTAGGGACAATAAATGTGTCATATGTGTTAAATCTTACCTTACCATTGAATTCACCAAATACTTCCATAATAAAAGATAACTTGGTTCCTTCCTCTTCGGTAATACCTAAAAGAAATTCTATATCTTTAGGATTGGTAATCTGTTTAGCAATACGTTTTGCCATTACTAGTACCTCCTTTATTTAATAGAATGTGGCTGGTATATAAGCATATTTTCGCCTATCCAGAACATTAGGATAATTCAAAATAATACTTTACAAGGAGGTTCATAATGGGAACTTTTAATGAAGAAAATAAAATTACCATTGCGGAGTTAGCACCGAGTCTTGTTGACCTACTTAATGCAAAGGCACTTGCTGTTGATTTAACTTCACATGTTAACGATGCTGATCGTCATATTACACCAGCAGAACGTGTTAAATGGAATAAAACATTAGATGATGCTAAATCTTATACAGATTCTGAATTGTCTAAAGCTCTCGGTCCAATTCGAGATATGATTAGTGGTACAGATACATCTCTTACAACTCTATTAAACTCTAAATTAGATAAATCTGTATTTGATAACTTCCGTACTGGCTTAGCTGCTGTAGCTACAAGTGGTTCTTATAATGACTTAAGAGACCAACCATCTGCTTTGTCTTACTCTGATACAGCAAATAAAGCATTACGTGCTGATCGTGCTGGTTACTCTGATGAAGCTGGTCATGCTAAAACTGCAGATGAAGCAACTCATGCAGCTACTGCAGATAGTGCTATTCGTATTAATGGTATCCGTATTACTATTGGTACTGAATATCCAACTAGCCCTCAAAATAATAAAGAATTCTTCTATCATACTGCACAACGTATGCTCTATATTTATACAGATAATGGTTGGCAAATGACTGGTGCAGCCCTAAGATAGTTTTTTAGGGTTCAAAATACATTGTAGTATATGTATTTTAAAGTTAGAATAGAGGATAACGTAATGAAACAATTTGAAGAAATATACAAAGATCTAAACTCGGTTACAATGATTATTACTAATCGTTGTAACCTTGCTTGTGATTATTGTTTTGAACGATCTAAAGGTGATAAAGACATGGATGTCGATACTGCTATTGAGATCGTTGATCGTACTTATAATAAAAATTTGAATATGCCAAACCAAAGATTTACTTATAATCTATTTGGTGGCGAGCCAATGGTAAATTGGAAAGTTGTTAAAGCTATTCTTGATCATATTAATGAAAAGCATTATAATGCTCAAGTGGGTATTACAACTAATATGATGCAAATGACAGATGAGATGCTTGATTATATTGATGATAATGATGTATTCGTCTTAGTATCTATTGATGGTATTAAAGAAATGCATGATATGCATCGTAAAGATCATGCTGGCAATGGTTCATTTGATACTGTAGTTAAAAATATTAAAAAGATGGTAGATCGTGGTCTAACTCATCTTATCGAAGCACGTATGACTGTAACTCCAGAGAGTGCAAAATACATGTTTGAAAGTGTTAAGATGCTATTAGATCTTGGTATTAATAATATTTGTCCAATTGCAGCATCTGACTTAGATTGGTCTGATGAAGCATTGAAAGACTATGAAGATAACTATAATAAGATGCTTGAACTCTATGTAGATATCTTGAATGATACCGATAATAATCGTAATATTAATATTAAGCATATTGATGATATTATTGGTACTGCAATGGAACCTGAAGTATCTGATACAAAGATGTGTCATATTGGTAATAAATACTGGGTATGTATTGACTGGAATATGGATGTATATCCTTGTCATAACTTCCCAACTACTGATCTTGATTTCTTAAAAGAAATGAAGATTGGTAATATGAAAACTGGTGTAGATGAAACTAAAGTTTCTGATGAAGCTAAACAAGCTAAGTTTGAAATGGAAGAATGTAAAGATTGTGTAGCTAAGATTATCTGCAAGTCTGGTTGTCCTTTCCAAAACTTAACTGAAAATCATGACTTCTATACTCCAACTAAATCCTACTGTAAGATTCAAAAGATTCTAGTACCAGCAGCTCTTAAGTTTAGAGATAAACTATTAACTGCTGAGAATATTAGATCTCGTAAATTAAACGTACTTATTGAGAACTTAAAACTCAAGAAGTATTTTGATACTGAAGTTAAGACAGCTGATATTACTTCCTTAGACTTTAAGATGAAATTAGACAGATTCTTAGAAATGTATAATAACTTAGACTGTAAGGGTAATGTCATTCCTAGCTTTAATGACTATTTCACTTTCCAATTATCTATGTCTTCTGCTATCTTAGATAGCATCGTAGATAAGTAATTTAAACATTGGAGGAAACAAATGCCAAATCGTGGTAAATATTCATACACTGACCCAGCTGTTAGTGAAGAATATAAAGAAAAACCGCTAGATAAAGAGTTTATCAATCAGGTAAACTATCTAGCTACTCGTTTGAAATACCAAGTATCCGAATTAAAGGATATTGTTAAAGTTCGTAATAACCCTCAGATGTTTCCTGACCGTTATTATGAAATGAAAGGTCAAAATATAACTGAGAAGTTATTTAAAGAAGACATGAGTATCATTAATACAACTGATACTGATGAAAAACTTACTTTAGACCAATTCAATAAATTGATCAAAGCTAACTGGGATGCTTATAACTATGCACATACATTATTTAAAGATGAAATCCCAGATGTAGAAGATATTCCTAAATTTACTGCAACTGAGCTATTGACTCATCGTAAGTTTACTGATATCATAGAAAACTATAATAAGATCAATAACTATCTAAACCGTAACTGGAATAAATACTTTGATGGTTCTGGTTATTGTATCCTTTCTTGTCAAGTAGCATGTCAAGCAACTTGTCAACTTGGTTGTCAATCTTGCCAATATAATACTTGCCATAATCAAAACTGTGGAGGTTGGTCGTAATGAAAATCTTCTTATTAGACGAAGTGTATGAGTTTGCTAAATCTATCGGTATCACTGATAAAATCAATGCACTAGCTAAGAAGATGTACGACCCAAGTACAATCCAATCTGACTTACAATCTTATTATGATTTCAGTCATTCTGAAGCATATGGTAAAATAATAGATGAATTAGAGACTAAGTTGAAAGCGACTGATATGTCTCTATATAATCTATTAGTTTATACTAAGACTCAATCATATGATGTAATTGCTGAATTGCTTAATAATGTAAAGAATCTACGTGATAGATTCGTCCTATTGGATAAGGCAATCTCATATAAATTATCAAGTGCTCTAGAATATGAACTTCTTGTTGCTCTATTCTGTAATATGTATACTGAAGTACAAGAAGACGTTAGAGCTGCTTTACCTAAATATATTCATACTGCATACTTCAATTACTGTAGTATCAGATACTGTCTACGTATTTCTACTTCTGGTAATGTAGATATCTTTGATGAATATGAAAAATATATGTCTAAGGTTTATAAACAAATCCAATCATATATTAACTCTAAAGATACTTTAGATAACTTACGTCTTGAAGTTAGATGTGCTGCCCTACAATATATCATTCCTAGAATGACTAAAGAGCAACGTCTAACTACATTAGCTAAAGTTGAAGAATTATCTAATGTAGATAATATGGACTTTGATAATAAATTAAGATCAATTGGTGTTATCTGGACATTTGAACGTCTATATGAAGCATACTTTGATTTGAATGATTATCCTAAGTTCTTCCATTGGGTATATAAAGAATACAAGTATCTTGATAAAGCATTGGATGATAAAGAAGCTTTCTTTGATTCCTTGCGTTATTATAATAAGAATAACATCACTGGGTTTATCATCTCTATGAGACGATTCTATTTGATTCAACGTCTTTATCCACAGTTCCTTATGAACTTTGATAATATCTTACCTTCAGATAGAAACTTCATTAGCTCTGATGATTTAGATTATACCCTATATGATGATTATGCTAATAAGCTGGTTATGAATAAGTTTAAGACATATGTAGATACTTGGTATCAAAATAATATTGATAAACTTAAAGACTTAGCTGGTAATAAAGAAATGCTTCTTAAATGTAAGAAGATGGTAGTAGACGGATTATCTGAAGAAGAAGCTACTGTTGTAATGAATACTGATTATGATAGTGCTACTCACCCAGAAAATACTTCAGCTCCAATTCCTGGAAACTTTGATACACATAATGCTGGTGAAGCTATTGGTACTCCAGAAGTACCTAAAGTTAATATTGGTCTTCCAGAAGGATTTAGTGTAAATGATGAAGACCTTGCTAGATTATCTGAATTTAATAATCAAGAAGGTAGTCATATTATAATGAGTCCAGAAGAATTGATTAAACATGAAGAAGAACGTATTACTGAATCTACTATTCCAGTAGTTACTCCAAGTAATACTGAAACTCCTACAGTCCCTCCAATTCCACCTATCCCTGTACCTCCAGTAGTTACTCCAACTACAGAGGCTACAACCCCAAGTACGGAATCTGAAGCTCAACCGACTGTACCATCAATTCCACCATTACCTTCAAACTTTGAAGTTAATGAAGATGAATTAAATAGTTTAACTGAAGAGGAAAGAGCAGCAATGGCAGCTGCTGAAAATGAATAATGTATAAAGAGATATATTTAATGCTTACTGAGGCTTGTCCTAATAGATGTGAGTATTGTTACATCAAAGGACGAGATAACCCTGCAACAATGACATTTGAACAGATAGATCAAATTATACAAACAGAAAAGCCTTCGAGGATTTTATTCTTCGGAGGCGAACCTCTTTTGTGTCTTGATCTTATCGAAAAGACTATGGAGAAATACTATGGGAAGCTTAAATTCCAAATAGTAACTTCTACTGTAGTTAACTTTAAAGAATTTATTGATCTTAATGAGAAATATCCTATGAATGAAATCCAATTATCATGGGATGGTTTTGCAGATAAGAATCGTGTTGATACATGTGGTAAATCTATTGCTTCTAATGTATACCAAAATATCTGGTATGCTATTGAACGTGGATTGAAATTTGATATCAAATGTGTTATAGGTAATGAGAACGTTCATCTTATGGAAGAAATCCATAAACAGTTTATGGAATTCAAGAAATATGGGGTATCTGGTGAGTTCGTAGTAGCTCATAGATCTTTATATACAGATAACTTCTTAGATGTATTTAAAGAGCAATATAAGAAGACCTTTACATTAGATAAGATGTATATGGATCATCTTAATAGAATTATTGCAGTCATTCAAAATGATAGATACTTTGGTTCTTGTGATGCTGGTAAGTATAAGGTTATCACTCCAAGTGGATGGGAATCTTATTGTACTGCACTATCTCAAGAAGATAAGAAATTCGGTGATGAACTACTTCAAAAACCATGTAAGAATCCTAAATGTGATGATTGTAAATGTCGTTGCATGTGTGATGGCGGTTGCAGATATGAACGTTACTTAGAATTTGGAGATGAATGGGAATATAACTTCCTTGAATCTACTTGTATCATGATGCATGTATACTATGACACAATTAGAGAATGGTTAGACTCTTTGAATGAAGAAGAGACTGAACGTCTATATGAAATTATACAACGATATAAAGCTTATCAAGCTGAATATCATTCGGAGGTGAAATACTAATGCTTAACTACGTTCCTGAACGGATATATGAAGTATTAAAAGATGAGCCTAGATTTAATGAATTGACTGAAATCATTACTGATAGATTCTCCAAAGTCGGTACATTGCTTGATGTAGTTATGTTTGATACTAATGCTAAAGCCGATAAAGAAATCTATAACTACTACGTTAATACATTGACTGAATTGGTTAATGAAAAATGTCCAGAGTATGCATTACAGCTACACGTTACTTTAATGCAATCTGATAAAGATGAATTACTTGGTTATTATGATGATCGTAAGAAATATGATGAAGAAACTACAATGTATTTATTGTCTTATCTAATCAATTGCTCTTACGATGATTATACATTCCCACAATTCCAAAAGACTTATGTAGAAACTTATGAATCTACACCAGTAGAGATTCGTAATAACTTCTCTGATTACATTCATCTTAAATATATCAACTCTAAAGTTGAAAGATATGCAATGTATGAAGCTCCAAGAGATGCTACATTCATTATTAAAGTAGTAGATCTATTGAAACGTTTATATGAAAACTTTAAGACTATTGTACATGAACCAAATATTCTTAAATACTGTTTCATTGAAATCTTAGATCATTCTTTAACTAATGCATTTAAGTTTGTTAATAATGATAAACTAATCTATGATGCGGTTCAACAATTAGAGATTCCAGAAGAATTCGAAGATGGAGACTTCAAAGGAACTTCTATCAATGAACTTGGTATCTTAGATAAGAAATTTGAATTAGCTGTAGCTGCACGTAAGTGGGTAGATGCTATTCATAAATATAATGATGTATTAGACTGGATTGAATTAGCTTTACTTCATCCAGAAAAACTATATCGTACTCTTATCATCTATGATAAAGTTATGGCACCTAACTTCTGTGCAATTCTACGTAGATACTTAAGACTTTCTGATGAGTTCTTTAACCGTGCTGGTGAAAGACAAATCAATATTAATCCACAAGATAAAGAGTTTATCTTGAAACCTGACTATGAAGGACTAGAAGTTTCCAATTTGGAAACAACTCTATCCTTTAATAGATTAACTAAGCATATGGATGATTGGTTTACTAATAATGGCATATCTCTATATGCATTTAGAGCTTGGTATTATAATATCTATAAGAATGGATTAAGTGAAGCATATGTACAATTGTCAGAAGATGAACCTAAAGACAATAAATGATTTTACTCTATCAACTCTAGAATTAGATGTGGCACAAGTCTGTAATATGGCTTGTGCCTATTGCTATTTGCGAGGAAATACTAATGAACCAAAGAAGTTTGATAGATGGAATGATTTATATGAGTTATTAAAGAATGTAAAACTAGCAGATAAACTTACTGTTGGTCTAACTACAGGGGAGCTATTCTTAGATGAGACTGTAGAATACATTTATAATGCTGTAAAGAAGTTAAGTAAGATTAATAGATTCTCTGAAACAGAAATTCTATATAGACTTTACTCTAATGGATCTCATGCACAAAATATAATTGATGTCTTTGATTATATTGGATCTAATAAGACTATGATTAGTATATCATATGATGGACTAAACTCAACTAGAGTATTTAAACCATTGAAGTATACTGATATAACTAAACAACTAGAACTATTAGCCGACTCTCGCTATAGCAATAAGATCATTATTAGATATGCATTGCATGAGAATGTAAAAAATATGTTTGATACATTTAAGTTCATTCATGAACTTGGATTTAAGAATATAGAATACTATACAGTGAATAGCTTTGATAAATATAGACATTATGATTATATTGATGAATTCACTAAACAGCTAGAAAAGACTCTAGATTATTTTGAAGGATCTGATTTCAAGATCTATAATATCAATAAGTATCTACAGTTTAAGAATCCTAGAAGATTATGTGAATATGGGACTTCATTAGCTATAGACTTACATGGTAAGATGACTATGTGTCCATTATCTTTCGGTGGTGATATTGTCGATGAAGTATCTATTGACTTATCTAATTACAAAGATTTACCTAATCTGTATAATAAATTCCAAGAAGGATATATGATAGATAGATCTAAATTAGATTGTGCAACCTGTGATAATCAGCTATGTGAAGATTGCTGTTCTCATAAATCCATTCAAGATAGTGAGAATAGATTATATCAACAATGTAATCTTAGACATGCTGAATTAGCAGTTTATGATAAATTATATAAGGAGTCATCAAATGTTTGAAAGATTTGATGCATTAGTATATAAAGTCTCTGAGTATTGTAACTTAGATTGTGTTTACTGTTTCCAGAAGCATGATGTTAAAGAACGTACTAGAGGATTTACATACTTTGATGAATTGATTAAATTACTTATCACTCTACCATTAGCAGATGACTTTGAGGTTAAGGTTACTGGTGGTGAGTCTAGTCTTCATTGTGATAAGATTAGACAAGATTATAAGAAGTTTAAGAAATTAGAGCGTTATAAAGAGACAACAATCAATATGACGACGATTTCTAATGGTAGCAATATAGGTGGTCTGATAGATCTCTGGGATGACCATATTTTAGATCCATGGGGTTGTAAGATATCCTGGGATGGTATATATAGTGCATCAAAATCTAGAAAGCCAAAGAATATTAAAGTTTTCAATGATGATTATTTTAATAAAGCTATCATTGAACTTGGTAGATCTAACTATCATGATAAAGTATTAGTTCGTACTGCATGTACGCCTGACACTATAGACAATCTATATGATGCCTATAAATTTGCATTAGATAATGGCTGTTATAAATGGGAATACTATCCTTTATCGGACTGTGATTATTATAAAGATCCAGACTTCTTAAAGAAATTTGAAGAGCAACTTTATTATATCTTTGAAGAGAATGCTAGAGAAGAAAATGATGATAAACTAGTTGCAAATGTTGACACAATGTTGTATACTAAATATGCAGGCATTAAGGATAAACTTCGTGCTATTAGTTGTCGACATCTTGGTCATTTTCTTCATGTTGGTATAGATGGATCATTATACCCATGCGGATACTTCTCTGATGATGCATTCTATGAAAACCAAACAGTTAAGATTGGTGATGTATTTACTGGACTATATCCAGAAGTAATTGAATCATTCTCTAAAGAATATAGTCAAACTCCAATGTGTAGTATCTCTGAAGATGATGGTTGTAAGTGTTATCATTGCTTTGAATGTCCAGCTGTAAGTAAATTCTATAAGAATAATTTACAGAATAAAATGAGACAACAATGTGCAATGAGACATATTGAACTTAAAGTATTCAATGATATCTATAAAGATTATGATAAAGATAAAGAACGTATAGTACGAAATTTCTCCTATGCTGGATTCTAAAACATGTAATTATGAGTTTGGGTTAAACTCTGTAGAATTTAATATGTAAAAGGAGAATTAGTATGAGTACTACAAGAACTATCGTCAAGAGACGATCTATGAGAATGAAAGTTTTTAGAGTTATTAAAGCACTCTTTAAACCAATCTATATTTTGAAGGCTATAAGAATACTTTTAAATATCCTTGTACCTAAGAAAAAATAAATAAACTATCCCATAGGAGTTTTATCTCCTATGGGGTTATTATTTTAACATTTAGATAATCATAAAGGAGGATTAAACATGGCAAAACTTAGAGATACAGCTATTAAAGATAATCTAGCTATAGCTGGAAATGTAACAGCCGCAGGTAAAGTTTTATCTGTCGAAGGTCATACTCATACTCCAGCAAATATTACTGGAATTGATAAATATATAGAAGATAAAGTTAAAGCTGGTGGTACTACACTACCAGAAAATATAAATGCTAAAACATTAGATGGTCATGCTGCTAGTGATTTTGTATTAAAGTCAGAATCAACCACTAGTAGTAATAATGATATTATACGAATATTAAAGTTTACCGGTCAAGAGCCATATACTAGTCTATTATTTAGTAAATCTATTGTTGGATCAGATAATAAAATTAAATCTATAGTAATAGAGACTATTAAATCAATAATTACTTTAACTCCACTTCTAGGAATTGTATATAAACAACCCCTCTCATATAATGAAAGACCTGATACTGTAGTCGATTATAGTAGCACTTCTGATAATACTACTATTGTATTGAATATTGGTACCATTCTTCCATTCACTGTTAAGATATTCGGAGATGCTACAGAAGTAAATAATTTAACTTTAACTGTGGGATCATCATATAATGCTTATGGATTTGATGATGAAGCTGGTATTTGTGTTAAAAATACAAAACAATATATTTCAGAAAATTATATAGATATAAATGATAGTATGGTAGCATATAAGATTTCTAATAATATGAAATATATATGCTTCCATACATATTCATATAATGATTTAACCAATATGCATGCAAACTTTAGATTATATGATTTAGATAATGATATTATAATTAGAATTATTGGACAAACTATATTTATCACTGGAGATGGTGCTAATAAAATAGTACAAGCACAAACGAAGCCATTTTATTATAATGAAAAAACATTTGCTATAGATAGAAGCATACTCTCTAATAATTTAGTTATTTATACAAGTAATTATGTTACTTTTACAAATACGTATAATAGAGCTAGAAATATACCATATTTTAATCTATCTAATCCTACTACTAGTGATAGTAATCATTTAGGTATGGATGTAATAAAATCATTATTCCCAGCTAAGACAATTAATATCAATGGAACTAAATATGATGCATCTAAACAAATAGATCTTCCTACGAATGAAGTTAATTGTAATATCAATGGTATTCATTTTGATGGCAAGACTGATATAACTATCCCAGCACCAACTAATGCATTAACTTTAGGTGGTTTAGATTCTAGTCAATATATTAAAGCTACAGATGTGGGTAATGCTGCTGGTAAGATTCCACGATTTGATAATGATGGTTTCTTAGTATATCCAGATGGTTCTAAGGAGCGTATAGAAAATGGCTAAGTTAGATAAAGTATTAGCAATATATGATGCACAAGGGAATAGACAAGCTATTCCCTTGTATTCTTCTTTAGAAGATGTAAAAAATCTTGGTAGAAAGATATATTATTCTCCAACAGAGTTTGCTTATTATCCATTAACTGAAAAGTTAGATGATCCAAATGCATCTAAGAAAGTTGTAGTTATTGGAACTAAAACATATAAAGCCTTACTAAAAGTAGGTGGAGTTGGATTCAGGACTATTCTTGAAGCATTAGATAGTGATGGTTATTTATCAGCAGAGAATTCTAATAGATTAGGAGAAATAGATAGATCGGTTGGTGGAGAAGTTAAGATAAATTCTAATACAGATTTAAATAGTTATAACTATCGTGCAATGTATACTGATGGTACTACTATTAAGCTAGATGATTATACTGCTAATAAATATATAGAGTATTTAGATTTACCTAACTTAGATACTGAACGAAATATTTCCTATGAAGTACCAGCTAAAGTTATAACATCTGGATTAGATGACGTTAAATATTTAAACTATACAGGTAATATAAAAACTGTAATGTCTAGCAATTATGATGTTATAAATGCTAGTCAACTTTTCATTGGTACTAGTACATATAATACATTTGACTCATGTGTATTTATTGGCAATCATACTAGTGAAAATATAACTGATATGATTGAGAATATTGCAGGTAGTCATATTAGTACTAAGAAATTCGTTACTGGTCATAGTAGTAATATATGTAAAATTAAATTAGGTGATAATACTACAGGTGCAGAAATAGATCCATTCTCTAATAATGCTAATAATAGATTAGATATTACCACCTGCAAGATTAATGAAAATGATAAATGGCAATTTGCATTCATGGCAGGGGAAGCTACATCTGATTCTAATTGTATGAAATATGTAACCCCAGTTACTAAAACTATAGTAAATGATAAAACAGAACTTTCTTATAAATATAAAACTAGTAAGAATGCCATTAAAACCAAATCTGAAATTACTGGCAACTCTAACAAATTTAAATCTATTATACTAACTATAGATCCATCTTTTAGCAAAGACTCATTAAATATTAACATTTCATATATAGTATATACACTAAATTTTTTAGCATTAGATAGTAATAATGCAGAAATACAATTGGCTAGTTGTAGAATTTATGAGCCTATATCAAAAACTCTATCTAAAAGTTACTATGATAACTATGTAAGAGAAGCTCTTGGTACATATCCTAATGATAATTTTGTTTTCTGTGATTATGATAAGGCAGGTACTCATAAGCCTTTTATTAAACTGGTATTCGGTAATGATGTTTTACATACTATTTTAATTAGACCAGAATATAATAGTGATACTGGTGATTTATATATGAATATTAAAATCATCAAATCATCTAAATATAATGATAGTAATAGTAAAACTGAATCTAGGACCTGGATATATAATATAAACACTCGTAAAGTTAATCCAGATATTAGTAGATATAAAAATAAACGTGCACTGATATTTAATATAAATAATATAGAAAACATTAAAGCTCCTCTAAGTCCACAGGAAAAAAATATAATAGGAGATAAAAGAAGATTATTTTATTTCACATCAAATTTTTCTTCTGGATCTAGTATAGATTCTAATAAAGATTTATTCTTGTTCAATATGTTTAATATAATGAATGAGAAAGATTATACTGTTATTACTGATTGTGGGTATATACAGCAAGTTATAGCTGCTCCTGAAAATATGAAAGAGCAAATCTTCTTTGAAAAAGTGCAAAAGGTTTTACATGGCGAGTATGATGATGAAGCTAAATATTATCCATTAAATCTTAAATCTTTCTAAACACTATACCCAGAAGGAGTTTAAACTTATTCTGGGTTATATATTATTAAGGTGATTCATATATCTTATATTTATCTTAAAGGAGGAAAAGTATATGAAAATTTTTAGCGTATGTGCAAGAGTAGACTACAACGGTCAAGATGTTATCGACTTAGGGTTATTTAAGTCTTCTAAAGCTGCTTTATTAGCAATGAAAACATTCATCGATGAACATGTTCGAGCTGCTAATAAAATTAGTGTAGAGCTATTTACCTTTAGCGATAATACTTTGAACGATGATGCTAGTCTTCCATATACAACTACTGATCTTATGTACAATCCTAGTACTAAGAAGTATGATGACTTAAATCCAGTATTATTTGTATAATACTGGTGGAGGGAGAAATAAATTCTCCCTCTTTTATTTTTTTTTGTAAATATGTATTTTACGGAGA